GGAGCAATGACCTTCATTAATCCTTCTAAGGCAGATGCAATTATTTTCGTTAAAATATTACCTGCTAATACAGCTCCTGTTAATTTTTTAAAACCAACACCGCCTCCACCTCCTCCTCCAGAGTCTCCACTAGTTGAACTCTTTACATCTATTGGTACTTCAATTTTAAACTCTGACATTTTATTTTTGATTCTCCTTCATTTTTATTTCTTTGAAAACAGTCATTAAATATGATAATCTATCGTTTGGAATATTATCAACTTGTTCTGGTGTCCAATGAAAAGCATATGCAAACCAACCGTACATGGCTTCATTATTAGCCCATTCATTGTCGGTCTGTCCTTTAAAAGCTTGCACAACTAATCTTTTTTTGTTTCTGAAGGCATTGAAAAATCTGCCCAAGAACTCATTAGATAATCAGCTACTTCACTAGGTAAGTTTCTAATTCCTTCCAAGTCATGTGGAAATGGTGCTGATACTATTGCTGCATGTAAAAGTTGTATCTCAAATTCAGCGTCGTTAATGTCAACACTAGGTTGTCCTGCTAAGTATCTTGTCTTTGTACAAAGAGACCTTATCTTCCCTCGTACTCCAGAACTTAGTTTTCTTAAAACAACCTGTTGAGTTTCGTCATTAACCACTATGTCAAGAGACATAGTTTCCTCTACAACTTTCCCACCTTCAATTTTCATCTCTGGTATTTTATCCATGTTTCTGTTTTCCTCCTGTTTAATTGTACCTAAAAAATTAAAAAAAATAAAATTTAGGATTTTGTTTTATAAACTTAATTACTAGCTTCTGCTGGTGCTAGTTCAATATCATTTGTATAAATAACATTTGTACAAGCTCTCGCCCAACCAGTAACATTTTCTTTTATAACTTCGTTCACATTTTGAGGTAACGTTTCCTCATTCAAATGAACTCCTGTTAAATTGAAATCTAATATATCACCGTCGTCGTTAGTAAATGTTAACTCCATTGTTGCAATCTCAGTCCCTGAACCTGTTGTAGGTGCAGTAGCTGAATTAGTACCATTCAAAAATCTAGTCAATAATGTTGTGTGGTCTTTAAATGCTGCTGTAATATTGAAATTGTATTCTCTATTTTTAGCCACATTGTCTGTTAAGAACCTACTCCCAACACCGTAAACTGATTCTAAATTATTATTGATTGTTAAATCGACAGTTTGTACCGCTGCTATAAGAGTACCATCTGGTAATTCGATTGAACCATGTGCAAATGTGAAAACTGGTTCTGTATCTGCAATGTTTGTACTTGCTGTAGTTCCTAATGTTTCATATCTGTATGGTGCTTCAATACTAAATCTTAAAGCTTCGTTAACTGCTGCAGTCATAGTAAATGTGTCAATTCTACATCCTACCATAATACTTTGTGCATCAGTAGTTCCCAATTCGAAAGCTGATTTCAACGTGAAACTTGGTAATCTATTAGCTTCTGTGTAAGTATGAGTATAAGCTCCAACTGAACCTCCATTGGTGTTTGCTCCTAAAACTCCTAGTAACCACCATGCGTTTGTTAATGCTCCATTAATTGTTGCCGTTCCTGAATATTGTTTATTCACTGTCGCTGTTGCATTTCTTGCTCCAACCCCAACAATTCTTTCTGCATTATTATTTCTACTTATAGATATATCAACTCCTTGTCCAAACGGAACATAAGTTTCATCTGACGCTTGATGTGATGCTGCTGCATTATCCCAAGCTGTTGGATTTTCATAAGCATATAAACCTACAGTGTCTGCTCCCGAAATATAATTATTCGCCATTTTGTTTTTTACCTCCTTGTGTTTTTTTAATTATTCCTTTGGCTCTTTGCCACTCTAATCTTTTTAGTCTGATCATTTTATCCTTGTCTAAAACTTTATCTTCATAATTTGGAATTTTTCTTTTCATTTTAATCTGAATCCTCGAATACAAATTTAACCATGATGTCTTGGTTTCTTTGCATAACTTTATTTTGTCCGAACGGTGTAATTAATAACGGTCCCATATTTGTAACTGTCAAGAAAGGCATATAGAAAAAATCTTTTTTGTTATCTAATAACTTTGTTCTAATTGTTGCAATAGCTTTTTCAACAGTATCCTGATTTCTATCATAAAAGGTTATAGAAATAATATATTCAGACTGACTAACCAATGCTCCAATTCCAAATTCAGAAGTTGCTCCAGAAATTATATCAAACCCTATTCTAGGAAAATCGCTTATCTTTTTATTTGCCTGAGGATAATCCGGGAATACTCTATCAGTACTACCAGCATCATATCTAATTAAATATGCTCCAGTTTGGGCAGAAGTAAATGTTATTTCACCTGTTGTATAATTCACAGTATAATCATCTCCGAATACTAATGCAACAGATGATACAGTTATCAATCTTACATTTTTTATTAATGTAGGAGTAGTTCCCACAGTCACAGATGATACGTTTGAAAAACTTCCAGTTTGATTAGTAGTTGTAACCCCTCTATCTGTTATAGATATTATATCAGAGTTTCTAAGAAATATTAATAATTCTTGTTTTATTTCATATATTGAAGTCTTTGCCATTTTAGTTAATCGTCCTCACTCTCTTGAGTTTATACAGACATTATAATAATAAAAAAATAATTCTTTTTAAAACCATCAATCCAACCTATCAATATTACTTTTGATTATTTTTGGTAACTCTGTATGCAGTGTAGGCCGTAAGAACGGCTGAGGTCGTGGACCATATAAAGAAATTCGTTTTGCTATAGTGTTGGCAACTGACTTAACAGCTCCCTCTTTATTTTTTCCAGTATAATTATCCATCAATTTTTGTTCAACCCATTCAAACAACTCTTCACCGGTTGTAGGGTTTGGTATTCCATACTCGATGTATTCTAAATAATCAACCATTGTTATAACAAGTTTATTTTTTTCGACAATAACCTTGACACTGCTTGCTCCTTCTCCAGTGAATTTAATTCCCATTGTTAAAAGCTTTTCTTTAATAGCTTCTTGTAAATCAATTGCAATTCCCCAGAAAAGTTTGTTAAGTTGTTCTTCAGTTACACTCATTCTATTAAGAAAAGATTACAAGCTGTGTAAACAAATGATGTTCCGGAGCCTGTAGAATCATAGACTCCAGGAACATTAAATGCTTCTTTAACTCTGAAATCGTTTCCCTCCACGGTAATTTTGTCATTTTTTACAACACCTGATGCATACTTTGCGAGAACTACAGCATCACCCTTTTCAAAGAATCCTGCTTTTTCAAAATCCCATCGCTGGTTAGTCCTCATAAAATAAGCTTTAATGGTAACTGCTGTTCCATCCGTTAATGTTTCTTGACCTGAAACATTTGATACAGTTTTAACTATAGGAGTGTGTGTAAGCTGTCTTCCAGCATAGTCTGATAACATTCTATCAAAATCTTTTACCGTTAATATGTTTTGTACCATGTTTAATGTGTATGTATTTTAATTGAATCAAATGGGGAAGCTTGTTTCTCAGGAACTGCCTCAACTTTAGGTTCATTGATTTTATCAACAATTTGTTTAGCTGCTTCTGCAATTGGGTCTACCTTAGGTTCTTCCTTTACAGGTTCCTCCACAATCGGTTCTTCTACAACTACTTCCTCAGTTTTTACAGGTTCTTCCTTAACTGGTTCTATAATTGGTTCTTCCTTTACAGGTTCTTCTACAACTACTTCCTCTATGATTTTTGTTTCTTCTGTCATGTTTATTTTCCTCCCTTTTATGCAAAAAGTGTGTAGGGTCTGTATGAAGCTCCTGTTCGGAAATCTCCTCCAATTTGCCCTTCACCTTGTGTTCCATAAACTATTCCTCGTGCTTCACCTTGTAATTTGTTTAGTGATTCTCTAATATTTGTATAAGGCTCTCCCTTACTTCCACTAAATCCTCCTGGTAAAGTCACTGTTGTGAAATCATCATATGTTCCAGCAATTTGTGCTGTTAAAGTTCTTATCCCTGCCAATACAATACATAATCTTTTTATGATTCTTGGTATTGGATAAACACCATAAACATATTTCAAATTAATTAATTGTGGATTATTGCTTGCAAACCAACCAGCCTCGGCTGATGAGTTTAATAATAATCTACCTGAATATTTATATTGATAAACTGATGTTGTTGTAATATCTACTGAATCGATTGTAAGCACATTTAAATTAACTAAAGGTTGATTTTCTACAAACATTTCCTGTGTTCCAGTCCCATCAACTGTTTCATCGATGTATCCTAATTTAACTATTCTATACGTTGATGTTGCATCCGGTGTAGTATCAAATGCTGGTGACACTGTAATCTTTGTAGTATCATTTGCTGTTATTTCTCTATACTGTCCAGAACCTGTTCCTCCGTAAATCCATGCCACATATCCAATATAAACATTAGAATCCCATGCTTTATTACTATCAGAAAATGTAGTTGTAGCAAAATCACCGTCGGCAGTTCCATATTGTTCAATGTTTCCAAATTTAGTTTTATAAATATCTTCAATCTCTTCCTCAGCGTCTAAAATAAAATCATTTATTACTGCATCTTGTAATGGAGCTCCGTCTAATGGATAGCTAACTGCTTGTTTTACCTCTTTTGATGTACAATATGTCATTTTATTTTTTATAACCTCGTAATGATTTTGATTTAAGTTTAGGTTTTTTCTCTACTTCTTCTATGATTTCTTCCTTTATTATTTTATCCTTTCTAAAAAGATAACCTTTACCCTCGGAATCAATTCTTACTTCAACCTCTGGTGTTCTATCTTTCATGTATTCGTTATTTGTTATACCTGTATTTGTTGTTAATGCCATTTATTTCTTCCTCCTTGTCTGTTTTGTTAACCCTTTATTTTTCTTATCAAAATAAAAAAATTGAATAGCTTTGATAAGTGCTCCTAAAAAGAATACAATAGCAATTGTGTCTTGGATACTTAAGTGTTTTTCAATCATACTGCTTCGCTCCCGTCTCCTTTTCTCCAATCGTTTACTTTACCCAATGGGTGTAGTACACAATTTAGATGGTTACCTTTGATGCTTTCAGTCCTCCGTAAATCCGATGATTTTGTTTTATCTAAATCATCCTCGATTGGTTTTAGGAATTTGAAAAACTTCCTGAAGTATTTAATGTATTTACTTAGTTTCGCATGTAATTCCTGTGTGGTATTCTTTTGATAGTTCGAATTTTTATCTTCGTTATATCTAGTTAAGTCCTTTAGGTCGGCCAAAACTTCTTCATACCCACATTCATTGAAATTAATATTATACATTTTAATTTCACGAAACCGTACTTTACACTTTCCGTTTGCGTATTCTTTACCATGAAAATAGTTTTCAACTCTTTTCAACGCATCAGGATACCCTTCTCCAATTGCTATTATATGCATTTTTAATTATTTACCCCAAATTATAAAGACCCTTTTAGCGTCTGAATTTGTTGAACCACCTAGAGTGATTGTTAAAACTCCTGAACTTACCGCTGTAGTTGGTGCCTCAGTTGTTACTATGCTATTTTCTGTATCATGTGAAAATCCTACAATTCCTAAGAATGTAGACATTCCATATGTTGCCATATTAACTGCAACTGTATCGGCTGTATCGGCTGTAGTTGGTGTTTCTACCATTATACATTTTCTGCCTAAAGCTGGTATTTGGTCTGTAACTGTTGATGTTGTTATTGCTGCCATATTATTTTACCTCCTGTTAATGTTTAATTATTCAATAATCTTATCTAAAGATTATGAAACCACTTGCTGCACCATCTGCTGCACCCGTCAAAGTGATTATGTTTGTACTTATAGTACAAGCATCTAAAGTTCCAGCACTGTCGTCAGTGACAGCTGCGTACAAAACTTCCTTAGCATTCTTAACTGTCCAAGTGTCGTTCTGTGCTGCTTTCGCTGCACTATCTACAAATCCGATTTTTATACCAGAGTTTGTTGCTCCACCTAGTTCCGCTAATCTTCCTGCTGTAACATTTGTGTTTGTCATTTTTTGGTTTTCTCCTTACTTTAGTTAGATGTTTAATGTCCTCACGGACTTCTACCTGGAAACCAGGTAAAAATTTAAAAAATAAAAATAAAAATAAATTTTATTCCAGCTTAAGCTGAAATTTCTGTAATACTTGAGCAAAAGCTTGTTGCTTTGATTAAGAAAGCCTCGTAAATCTTTAACATGAATTTCTCTGAATCATTAGTTTTAGCTAAATCTTCGTATGTTAAATCTTGAAGAACTCTCATTTCCACAACACTCATATCCAAGAAGTAAATTGCTTTACTTCCACTAACATTTGACAAATACATTGAAGGTATTACTGGAACTTTTCCTACCATTGTGTTTAACACAATAGTTGAGAATCCCCAGAACACTTGTTCACTTGCTTGTAAGTAACCAATCTTCGCTGTTAATAATCCTAGTAAGTCTTGGAAAACTCCACTAGAACAAACTGCTAAGTTAGGTCTACCACCGTCGTCAAATGCGTATCGGATTGCTAAGTCAATATCGTTTAAAGTAATTGCTGATGTGTTTTTATCAACTGTGTTAGTTGCACCCATCAATTTAACAATACCTGAATATTGAGTAGCGTCTGTTGAGGCGTCACCGTTAACGATTAGTTCTTCTTCTAACTCTTTAATTTCCCTAGTCTTTACAAGTACTTCCATCTGTTTAGCGTTAGTAGCGTTCTGGTCGTTGAATGCACCAGTTGCTCCACCTGCCGGATTAAGTCCACCTAGAGACCAAGCTGGCATTGCTGCGATTGATGGTCCGGTTACTCTTCCTGTAGAATACAAGAATTTAATCTGTGTACTTTGTCTGTCATAAGTAGTATCTGTTTCAGTTAGAACTGCGTCTTCAATTGCAGTAACTCCTCCTCCCTTTGCTGTTATTACGTTATAATCTGCATACATTCCCTGGTTAGTTACCCTTGGCACTAATTCAACTAATGGTGTGTATTTTCTAGTTTGGTCAATCACTCGAGGGTCTACAAAGATTGGTACCATTGCGTAACCTGCAGTTCCAGCTCCACCAGCAGTTGTGCTTAGTGCTTTCATTGAGATTTCACTATGTTTGTTTCTTAAAGACTCTAAATTAATTGAACCACTATACTCAACTCCTTTCATTGAAATCCCCATTGGATTTGAATAAATCGTATGGTTTGGCGTGTTGAGGAATGTAATTCCGTAATTTCCTGACATTTTTCTGTTTTTTATCCTCCTTTGTTTATTATATGTTAAATTAAACTGAGCATATTTATTGATTTCTCAATATTTTTTACTTCAGGTTTAATTGTCATATGACTCTTGAAAACTGGTTTCTTTTCTAAATCTTTTAACTCAGTTTTTTGTTTTTCAATAGTTGCATCTTTATCTTTTACTAATGCTTTTAATTCGGTTATAAGTTTTTCATTATTCTCTTTTTCTTTGTCTATAACAGGTTCCTCGATAACTTCTTCTTTTACAGGTTCCTCGATAACTTCTTCTTTTACAGGTTCCTCGATAACTTCTACCTTAATGGGTTCTTCAATTGGTTTTTCTTCCATGTCTTTTACCTCCATAAGTTTTTCTAAAAATGATTTTGAAACTAGAACCCTCTCTTCGTTAACCTCCGAATCTGTTATCGCTTTTAACATCACTGATTTCATTCCGAACTCAGTCATAGTTGCACCTTTATTTACTGGAGCACCTGTGAAGGCCACATTCAATAATCTTAATTCTTCAATAAGTCTAACTGTTACACCATCAACTTCTTTCTCTATAGTTAACAATGGTTGGAATGCAATTGAAAAAGCGTTAATGAATCCATCCTTAATACTTCCCCATAATGCTTTATATTTTGGTGAATTTTTATTTAAGATTGCTTTTACCCATAGCCCCTTATCATCAACTTTTGCTTCTACAATTTTTGCAACTGGTAAAATAGAATTATCATCTCTCCAGGCTTCATGCTCATAATCAATTGTGATTACAGATTCTTCAATTTGTTTTAACAAAGAATTCATAGCATTCATCGTTACTAAATCATTATATAAATCTACTTCGGGAACAGAAATATATCCGGTAACATATGCTTGTTTTTCTCCTTTTAATTCAACAGTATCGAAGGTCATTGTATCAGTATTAAACCGATAACTAGATTGATTATTCATTGTATTTTTCATCTCTTGAACTGTTTCCATATTATTTGTCATTTTTTATTATTTTTAAAACCATCAAACTAATTTTTGTCGGTATGCTCGTACCATTCTGCACACCATGAGACTGTATTGTTTAGATTTGTTTGGTTAGTTAATTTGAAAATGTATACAGTATTTTGTTTTAGAATTATTTCTCTTTCTCTTTCAGCAAACCCAGCAACCTTGTTTGCTCCTGAAAATTGTGCATAAATACTTGTACCCTCAGAAGTAAATGTGTCCCCAACTCTTGCAATTCCTGATGTGACATTTGCACTATTACGGTTATTATTTCTAGGTATTAGAACAATTCCGGCAGCGTCAACTACTGCTCCTTCAAAAATTTCAAATGATATAGCACCAGTTCCTTGAAATGCAAATGTTAAATGTAACCATTCAACTGTGTTAGATGTTGTATAAGTAAAGTCTTCAATATCTCCACTGCCTAAAGTTTTATAATTACATAAATAAAAATGACTTCCAGAATGGATTTCATGATGTTCATAATTTATACTTTGTAATGTGTTTGTACTTGAATCAACACCTATACTATTACCAATAGAATCAGTCATAGTAACTCGTCTAGCTTCGGCTGTGTTCTCATAAGTTCTTTGGTCTTGTTCTTGTTTACCTATTTTTGTATCATATGTCATTTTCTATTTTTTGAATAAATTCTTTTTCCTCCTCTTCAACTTCTTCTAATTCTTCCTCTTCTCTTTCGTATTCTCCGAATTTTAAAACCTTAGTAATTAACTTATTGTCTGACATGTATTTCTCAATAAAAAAGATATTCTCCTCGCTGTTCTCTGACTTTTTCCAAACAGACCTTATC